CTTGGTAAAGGCCGCTTATGCGGCCTCGCATTCGATAGCATCAAACGGATTAATACCGCGTGTATCTGGATTGACAAACCAGAATCGCAAGTCGCGGTAAATCATCTGCCAGCGTTGACCATGAGGTTTGTTTACACCTTTGCGGCCTTCTGGGTGACGACCCCACTTTGCACCGTACTGCTCACGGCAAAGGTTATGGTGCCACCAATGGGCAACTTCGTGTGCCACAAGTGCGCGAATACAGTAATCCTGGTCGCCACGCACAGTGCCTATAGTCTTGCTGTCCGCGATACTGCTGTACTCAGTGAATTTGTAAACGGCGCGGTTACCGCTCAATGTGTCAGCAATACTGATGCCTTTTACGCCGCCCCATGATCGCCCGCCAGTCTTGGTCTTGATATGAAGATCAAAGTCGTGACCAAACTCAAGCATAAGCGCGTTTGCCATCATGGTTGCGTACTCGACAACTTTAGCGTGGTAGCTTGGGACGATCTGACGACCGCATTGAGTAGTAATTTTAGCCATTGTGTGTCTCCCTTTGTTAGTGGCTGTGTCCCCAGCCGATGAACACATTAAAACACATCTAAAATCAAAAAGCAACATTTTTTGTTAGTTTTTTTTAGTAGGGTAGATTCAGAGCGGACACGAACCCCCTATTCTTGTCCGTGACAAACATAAATAGTTGCATTCATACAAAATGTGTTATACTTATCGAATGTGTACTACTGTGAAGAGAGCTATGTTCTGCGCTCGTAACGGCGAGAAGCACATTGAGAACCTCGATAAAGTATGCGTACTTGTCGGGCGTTTGAAAGGACTCACAGAGTCCGAGTATCTCGATTTATGTGCTGTCAGTAAGCTGGAAAATATGCGGGCGTTACAACTGGCAAAACATTACCCCAGTCATTAAGACCGGGGAATAACAGGCCGAAAAGGTCGCGGGGCTTCTTGCCCCCTAAAAAAGGGATGGGTCATGTACGAGCAAGAAATATTTAACAAGAATCCGGGCTTAGTCATAGCCGTGATTATTTTCGTTGTAATCATTCTAGGCTTGGCGGGTAACGCTGATATGCAGGATCAGATTGATCAGCAAGAGTGGTACTGCGAGAACGTAGAAATCTGGAAGGAATCCGACGGGCGCAATGGTCATCCTGATTACAAGGGGCTAGATTGTGAAGCTATCGTATAAGCAGGTAAAGGATGCCGCCAAGATGGAAGGCGAAGGCGTAAAGCTATGGGCATTGGCACAGATATTCGATGTCCACGAGATGACTATGAGTAAATACCTCAGAGCCTATCACAGGTATGGCGAGTCATTCTGGGGACGCTATCCAACTGAGGTAAGTGATGGCTGATCAACGTGGTAAACTAGACAAGGAAACGCGGGACAGACACTTTCCAGAGTGGAATGGCGGGAAAGGATCAAGAGCGCGTAAATCAACAGCAGAAACCCGGAAGGCATACGCTGATAACTGGGATAGGATCTTCGGTGGCAAAGACAAGAGCGCAACTTAACAGAGAGACACGCCAAGCCGAGATGCGGAAGAAGATCGAAGCGTCTGGGTATGAAACCCATGTCCATGAAGTTGTTAAGAAATTGCTTAATCCAGAGCTGGAGTTTGACGCTATCGACGTACAGCGTATGAAGTCTGCGGCTGACTTGTCTATCAAGATGATGGCTAAGTTCATGCCAGACTTAAAATCCACTGAGATTACTGGATCGAACGGCGGTGATTTAGTCATAGCTGTCCAGCGTAAGAGATTCGATGGCGACGATTGAGTACGTCATGAAGCCGCAAGGCAAGGTGCTCGAAGAGTTTGCCGATTGCAGGGCTAGAAACTCATTTATCATGGGGCCGCTAGGCTCCGGCAAGACCGTCCAAGTTATCCTCAAGTTCCTAGAGTTGATGTGCGAGCAAGCGCCAGTCACTCGTGAGACCCATCCTAACTACGGTGTAAGGCTGTCACGCATCATTGCGGCACGTAATACCTACAGCGAATTATTCTCTACGACCATCAAGGATTGGATCGAGGTGCATGGCGATCTGGGTGAGTTCAAGCAGGGCAACAAGGAGCCGCCAACACATCGGATTGAGTTCAAACTGGAGGATGGCACGACTGTACGCAGTGAAGTCATCTTCATAGCCTTTGATCGACCTGATCACGTAAAGAAGGCTAGGGGTATACAGACTACATGGGTATGGCTAAACGAGGCTAAGGAGCATTCTAAGAGCGTTGTGGATATGCTTGATCTGCGATGCGGTCGATACCCGTCGATGAAGGAAGGCGTCAAGCCTACGCACTACGGAATGCTGGGGGACTCCAATGCACCGGATGAGGATCACTGGTATTACCGACTGGCTGAAGATGAACGTCCAGAAGGATGGAAGTTTCACCGTCAACCGGGTGGTGTATATCGGGAAGGCGACGGATGGTACCTCAACCCAAAGGCAGAGAACGTTCATAACCTACCCGAAGACTATTACCGACGTGGCTTACAAGGCAAAACAGATGATTGGATCAAGGTTAATCTCGCGAATGAGTACGGTTTTGTCTCAAGTGGCAAGCCGGTCCATCCCTTATACACTGACTCTATTCATTGCTTGGGCGACGTTTATCAGCCTAGTCCTGATCAGCCTATCGTATTGGGTTTTGATTTCGGTCGCACACCTGCTTGCGCGTTTCTTCAGCGAGACGGTATGGGGCGCTGGATCTGCTTTGATGAGTTTTGTATGACGGACTCCGGGGCTGTGGACTTTGCGCCCAGTCTCAAGCGGTACATCGATGCGAACTATCCTAAAGGCAGGTTCCGTGGCTGGGGCGATCCCTCCGGCGACAACAAGAACCAAGCGAATGCTGACACACCATTTAAGATCATGCGAGCGGCTGGCATACCCTGTACACCTACGCTGACGAATGACCCGGCATTGCGACGTGCGGCTCTGGAACTACCCATGAAAGAGCTTTGCATGGATGGCAAGCCTCGATTCCTAATCAGCCCGAAGGCGAAGATGATTCGCAAGGGATTGCAGGGCGGCTTCTGCTATCGACGTATCCAAGTATCGGGCGAGAAGTACACCGATGAGCCAGACAAGAACGAATACAGTCACCCGGTCGAGGCATTGGAGTACGCATTGCAGGGTGAAGGCGAAGGCAGACAGGCATTAACGAGTGGTCAGGTAAGGCGACCAGTGCGACAGATGAAGATGGATGTCCGTGTCTTCTGATTGCTATGTAGTGTTCACGGGTGACAGCAAGCATTGGTGGAGTCCAATACTGCACCCGGCCATCCGACACTGCTATGTTATCAAGCCAGAAGGCGGCAGATGGATCGTGCATTCCAAGACGACAAAGGGCGTCGAAATGTACACGACGGATAATGTGACCGATGTGGTCGAAAATGATATCATCGTGAAAGCTGTAATTAGAGAACCCCGACGCTGGCTGTTCATGTTGAACACTTGCGTAGGCCATACTAAACAAGTGCTAGGGATCAACAACCCGTTTATCTTGACCCCTTATCAACTATATAGGTATTTGCGAAATGAAATCACCGAAAGCACCCAAGCCCACAGCACAGCAAATCGCTGTTGAGCGTCGTCAAGCGGCGGCACTAGATGAAGAGATCCGAGAGCAGGAAGAACGCTTTGCGGCAATGGCTCGCGGTAAGCTGGGCACTAAGTCACTTCTTGGCGGTGTACCACGTAGCCGTGCAGAAGCCGCAGGTACAGGCGCAGGACGTGCCGCACCAGCTAGAACCATGCTAGGCATGGGCGGAATGGGCGGAGTCGCTCCACGAGGAACACGAGGCGGATCACGCTCTGGTCCATATAACGGCGTAACGCCACAACTCCGATAGGTAATCCCTATGAGCTTGCCCCCGCATCTAGGCTCGATCCAAGATATCAAGGAACGAGAAGCTAAAGCATTCAACACACAAGCAATGTGGCACGACCAACTGCAGGATGTGTATGAGTATTTCTTGCCTCAGCGCAACTTGTTTGACCGTGATGATCGTGGTCAGAAGAAGATGGATCGCATCTTTGATTCGACTGCGTTGACGGCTATTCAGCAGGGTGCGAGCAAGCTACAAGAGAACATCGCTCCGATCTGGTCGCGCTGGGCTACCTTCCAACCGACTGAAGAGATCATCCGATTACTCGAATCAGGCCAGTTTGATGTGTCTGAAGAGGACATCCGGGCGAACCTAGACCAGCAGTGTGAGCTTGTATTCGACTATATCAACCGATCTAACTTCCATACGCAGTTCTATGAGGCGGCACTTGATCTATTGGTAGGCACTGCCACCATGAAGATCGAGGAAACGGACGATGAGACCAACCCTATCTGCTTCAACACGATCCCGCAGAAGGGCATTGCGTTTGAAGAGGGGCCGTATGGTGGCGTTGAGACGCATTGGCGACGGTTTGAGGTCAAGGCTCGACTGCTTGAGCGTATGTGGAAGGGCTTTGAGGCTTCACAGAAAGTCCGAAACATGATCGAGAACAGTCCTAACAGTGAGGTTCGAGTATCTGAGGGCGTCATCTTTGACCCTAAGAGCAAGCGGTACTACGGATGTCTGTGGGTTGCAGAGGAAAACAGTTTCTCATGGACTGAGGACTTCGGGGAATCAAGCCCTTGGGTTACTGGTCGGTACACGAAAGTGGCTGGCGAGATACGTGGACGCGGCCCAGCGATGCAGACATTGCCCGATGTGCGCTCATTGAACAAAGCCAAAGAGTTTGTCTTGCAAAAGGCCGCAATAGATTTGGCAGGAATGTACACGGCTACTGACGATGGCGTGACTAACCCGTACAATATGGTCATTGCACCGGGTGTTGTGATTCCAGTCGGATCAAACAACACAAACAACCCTTCTATTCAACGTCTCGACACAGGATCGAACCTTGCTCTCGCGCAGTTTGAAATCATCGAGTTGCAAAACGCTATTAAACTGGCACTGTTCAACGACCTGCGTGATCCTGCTGGTCCTGTTCGTAGCGCCACTGAAGTTGCTATTGAATCCAGAGAGCTTGCAAAGCGGATCGGGTCGGCTTTTGGGCGACTTCAGACCGAGGTACTCATACCAATACTCAAGCGTGTCGTCGCTATACTGACTCGACGCGGCTTGATCGTACCTATCGAGCTTGATGGGCGCGATGTAAGGGTCAAATTCACGTCACCACTAGCACGAGCGCAAGATGGTGAGGATCTGTTAGCTGTTCAGCAAGCGGTTCAGTTCGTATTGGGTACGTCTGGCCCAGAACAGGTACTCATGGCGTACAAAACCGAGGACTTCGGTACATGGGCGGCAGAGAAAACAGGGATGCCATCGGAATTGGTGCGATCTGAGGTAGAGAAACAGCAGATTATCCAAGCCGGGGCGCAAGCTCAGATGATGCAACAACAACAACCAATGGAAGCTGAATGACTTGGGAAACAATTGAGGGCGCAAGCCCGGACGCCAAGAGACAGAAAGCCAAAGCACAAGAGCAGATCAACGAAATAACCAAAGCCTATGCCCGATGCTTCAATACTGAAGACGGGCAAAAGGTTTTAGAGGATCTGACACGGCGCTTTCTCTTCGATAACTCAACATCCCTATCCAGCCAAAACGTCGCGTATGAAGCGGCGTATCACAATGGCGAGGCAGGTGTTATCCGTATGATCATCCACTACATACAGCAAGCCGAGAGACTATGACCGAAGAAACCAAGAAGCGTGGGCGCAAAGCAAAGCCCAAGTACGAGGTCGTCTGCGAACATACCGACCATCTCGATAAGATTGGCTGTGAACTTGACTGGCTAACCCCGCTACATGAGCGGTATGGCTTTGAGAAGTTCGAGTATATCCACAAATTCCGAGCCTTCCGTTGCTATAAAGACGGGCTACACGTTGATTGGATCGACGTGAATAACCTAGCCCTGATTAATGGAAAGCGAAGACTGGAAGCAATCCCTATGCAACACCAACCACTAAGCCCAAAGAGGGCGATCATTAACTATCCTTGGAGATAATCATGGACGAACAGGCCGTAGAAAGTAACGATACCCTGACATCATTAGTAGATGCCGCTGAGCCTACGTTGGGCGAGGGTGAATACTTCTTATCTGACAATGTGAAAGGCGTTGGCGATATGCCCGAGTGGTACAAAGCCGAAAAGTACAAGTCAGTCGCAGAGCAAGCGAAGGCATACACCGAGCTAGAAAAGAAGTTCGGCGGATTCACCGGCGCACCTAAAGACGGATACTCCGTTGTCGAGGGTGTCGAGCAGGATGATGAGCTATGGCAGGAGCTTGTGTCGTTTGGCGAGAAGACCAATATGTCTCAGTCTGCATTGAATGACGCATGGGAAATCCTATCAGCACAAGAACAGGCTGTTGAGGAAGTGTCTGTTGAGATGGAAATGCAGAAGCTAGGCGATAACGCTGTTGAGCGCATCAAGGTTGTCGAGCAGTACATGAAGAACAATCTCGATTCGGATACATACGAAGAGCTTCGCTACGCTGTGGACAGTGCCAAGTCTGTGCAACTAATCGAGGCGCTGATCAAGTCAACCGCACCTGCAAAGCTACCGATTGATGGCTACATTGAGCCGGGTGGTATTACGTGGCAAGACATCGAGGCTGAGATGTTTAAGAAGCACGAGAGCGGTCAGATGCTTCGTGCAGTCGATCCTAACCATGAGCGTAAGATTCAGCGCATGATGAAGGAATTTGGCGGTGATAAGCCATACGAGCGCATTGTTGGCTAACACTCACATTTAAATATATTTTCAGGTGGTGTTTTGCACGTTGTTTAGTGCATAATAGTTGAACGGTTACTTCTGTTTGCGCAGTTCTCCGGTAACCGTGATGCCTTGGGTTTTGGTATCAACTGGCTGGATACTCGAATATCTAGTCAAGGTACTGGGCGCGCCAACGCCCAGTGCCTATCTCTTCTAGATGTTTTCATAGATTACTAATAAGTGGTATCATCGGCGCATCGGATACCCCTTTCACAAGGCCCGGTAGTTTTAGGTTGAACGACTGACCGACTGCCGGGTACTCAGTCCAAAACCTCTTAATCATTTTTACAATTTGACATAGAGGAGACTGAATCATGTCAATTAATCTCTCCGCAGTAGCGGTAACTGAATTTGACAGCATGGTAAAGCACGCTTATGCGAACGCTGGCTTGCTCAAGAACGCTGTCACACTCCGAAACAACGTCGTAGGTGATACCTACAAATTCCGTCGCATGGGTAAAGGTCTTGCTAACCAGAAGGCTAGCTCTGTTGACGTAACTCCAATGAACGTAGGACACGAGTTCAAGACTGCGACTCTCGCAAACTGGAACGCACCTGAGTTCACTGACATCTTTGACGCGCAGGAAGTAAACTTCGACGAGAAGCAAGAGTTGGCGACTACAATCGCTGGCGCTTTGGGTCGTCGTTGCGATCAGCTCGTTATCGACGCAATGGACGCTTCTACTCCACTGACTAGTACAGTAGCGGCTGGTGGCACTAACTTGACTATCGCTAAGGTAAACTCAGCGCAGGTTGAGTTGCGTGATCAGGGCGTACCTAACACTGAGCTTTTCGCTGTAATCGAAGCCGGTGGTTTGGGCGGTCTGTTGAACGACGAGAAGGCAACTTCTGGTGACTATCAGGCTATCAAGGCTCTTGTATCTGGTGAGATCAACACTCTCGTTGGCTTCCAGTTCATCATCCTTGAGACTCGTGCCGAAGGCGGTCTGACAGAAGCGGCTAACATCGTTGACTCTTGGTTCTTCCAGCGTCCAGCGGTTGGCCTTGCTATCGGTATCGACATGAAGACTGAAATCAACTACGTCCCTGAGAAAACCTCTTGGCTTACCAACGGTATGCTGAAGGCTGGCTCTGTTGTACGTGACGAAGGTGGTTTGGTTAAGGTCCAGTACAACAAGACTGCATAAGTCTTACACGGCCCCTTCGGGGGCCATTCTATTTCCGGGTGGATTATGGCGAGCAAGATCGACTTAATTAGCAATGCGCTTATTCTAATTGGTGACACTCCGATTAATTCACTTACTGGTGGATCACGGCGAGAGACTGTCGCTAACAATCTCTACGACAACATTGTCCAGAACGAGCTGACCAAGCATCGTTGGGGCTTTGCTCGTAGGCAAGAACAGATGTCCCGCTTGACGGACGTGCCTGTGAACCCCAATCAATGGGCAACAATCTACCAGTTACCGACTGACTTACTGTTTCTGGTCACTGTTTCTCCCGATGCGAACTATCAGATATACGGTGACAAGGTATATAGCAATTCATCTCAAGCCCTATACGCTGATTACATTGCTAATACGCCAGAAGATGAGTGGCCTGTGTACTTCGCAAAGATGATCGAGTACGCGCTGGCTATGGACTTCGCGGCAAGCATTAGAGATAGCTCTGCGGCTAGGGGTGAGATGGCGGCGGCTTATGTGAATGCGTCCCGTATGGCGCGATTCACGGACTCTCAGCAGTATCCTACGCAACAAGTAAGAAGCAATCCATTTACTAATGTGAGGTTCTAATGGCTAAGACTCGATTCATTCAGTCTAGCTTCGTAAGTGGCGAGTTATCCCCGCTACTCAAGGGCCGTACAGACATCAACCAGTATTATCAGGCGGTAGAGACTGCCGATAATGTTGTGATCGTTCCTCAAGGCGGGATGCGTAGACGCCCCGGCACTGAGTTTATCGGTGAAACTGTTGGTGGTTTAACTGCTCAAACCGGAATACCAACAATGCCTAATGGCGGCAGTGGGTTGCTGATCAATGATGGCTTTGATTTTACGACTACAACCACAGGCGCTATTGGTACAACCAATCCCTTTGTTGTCGCAAAATACGATATCACTACAGCGCAGACGGTTCAGTTTGTGGACTTGCGAAAGATCAGGCTTTCAAGTGGTAGCTCTAGCCAGTTTAAAATTCAATATTCAGACGATGATGTGACTTACACAACCATTGCATCCGTCCCTTTGATTGGCACTAATTCTCAAGACTTTCGAATCCGCATAGACCACAGCGCCCGTTATTGGCAGTTGGTCAGAATTGGCTCTTCGGATCTAGGCACTGCAACGCTTACGCTCGCAGAGTTTAATTTACAAAAACCTCTCGGACTTATACGAAAGTGCCGCATTGAAAACTTCAGTGTCGAAGATGATCGTCATTATTTGCTTGAGTTTACGCAAGATAACCTGCGGATCTATCGAACTCCAAACACTTATGTAGCAGATATCAAGTTAGAGGTTGGATTCCCTACGACTCTTAGAGTTGCTCAAATTGAAAACGTAATGCTAATCGTGCAAGAAAATCTCAGACCCCAGCGTCTTGTCAATCTTGGCGCAGATGATGAATGGGTGCTGGATGACATTCCGTTTGTCAATGTACCTCAATACGACTTTGATGATAGCAATAGCCCTACGCCTATTAATGAGATACAGGTAATGACGCTAGGGCATACTGGATCGGGTCAATGGAAAAAAGGCGACCGATTTGAAGTAGATATCGAAAGCGTAGTCTCAAAGTCTATTAGCTATGCGGGTGATTCAACTGCCGATGAGCAAGCCGCTACGGTATTCAACATCCAGAAGAACCTGCAAGAGATGCCTGTTTTTGGTGAGACGGGTGTAGCCGTTACAAGAACAGGGAGCCAGCAGTACACAATTACGATATCTGGCGAATCGACCAAGGATTTTGAGCTTTTCTCTGCCTATGTAACCGAAGGCTCTGCCAATCACGAGATTAGCTTTACAAAAACACAGTCAGGCTCGCCCCGTAAAGAAGATGTATGGTCTACCCAGCGCGGCTTTCCGCAAAGCATTTGCTTTTATGAGGGCCGTCTTGTTTTAGGCGGCACAAAGTCAAAACCCCAGTCTATATTCATGTCTAAGACTGGCGCATTCTTCGACTTCGACATTGATGATGGTGACGATGATGAGGCAATCTTTGCGACTATCTCATCCCGCACATTAAATGACATTGTTGACGTGTACCCCGGTCGTAACTTGCAGGTATTTACGTCTGGTGCAGAGTTTGCAGTAACGAGCAAGCCAGTAACGCCTAGCTCGATCACTATTCAGCCACAAACTTCGCATGGATCTGGCAATGTGGAAGTACAAGATGTTGATGGCTCGACCATATTTGTTGACCGTCATGGCAAATCTATTCTGAGCTTCTTGTATTCGTTCAACGAGGACGCTTACACCACGGACGATAGATCGGTACTAGCCTCGCACTTAATCAACCAGCCGGTCGATATGGCGCTTCTGGCGGGTACTGCAAGTGACGACGCTAACTGGTTGTTTATTGTCAATTCTGATGGCTCTGCAAGCATTCTAAACACCCTGAGAAGTCAAGATATTAACGGCTTTACTAGGTGGGGTACGAGCGGACAAATTAAAAGCGTCAATGTTGTAGATGATGAGCTGTATATGGTTGTTGAACGAAGTATTGACGGCTCTACTAAACAGTTTGTTGAGCGTTGGGACTTCAATTATCTGCTGGATTGCTCAGTAAAAAACACAAGAACCGGCTCAGATGTCACCGGGCTGGAGCATTTGAACGGAGAAGAGGTAAGCGTTCTTGTCGATACAGAAAATTACGTGTTAGACCGACGTACTGTGTCGTCAAATAAGATTGTTTTGGACTCAAGTGAAGAGTATTCCGGTAATTATGAGGTAGGTATTTTGTTCACACCTACTATCAAGCCGATGCCGCTGAACACAAACATTGGATCAGGCCAGAATCAAATGCGCTTGAAGAAAATCGTACGTATGAACGTACGTGTTTACGAGTCTTCTGGCATACACATTGACGGCATTCCTGTACCCATCCGGGCGTTTGGCCCTGCTGGGGATACGTCACCATTAAGTCCTGAGTCTATTACGCCGGTAAGTGGCATAATAGAGGACGTTTACGATATTAACGGCTGGGGTAGAGAGGTCATACCGACGATTACGTGTCCTGATCCTACTCCCATGCACATACAGATGATTGAATACGAAGTTGAGGGTAACTAGATGGACCCGTTTACTATATTGGCTATTGTGACTGCCGCATCTACCGGGGTGCAGATGTACGGGCAAACTCAAGCTGGTAAAGCGCAGGAGCAACAGCTAAAAGAACAGGCTAGACAAGAAGAGGTAGCGGCTCAGAGTCAGGAGTTACAGCGTCGGCAGGAATTGAACCGAGCATTAGCGGCTAACGTGGCGGCACTCTCAACAGCAGGAATATCTGGGGAAGGTACGCCAGCAAGTCTGGCATTGGAAAGCGCCAAGCAAGTAGGTCTTAGCGAAATGACTATCGACCTATCAGAACGCCTACGAAGGGCGTCATTACAGCGACAAGCCGGATATGCAAAACAAGCAGGTCAATTGGCGGCGACAAGCACTTTGCTTAAATCGGGACTACAACTTGCTCAACTAGCAGGCGGTGGCGGCGGTGGATCAGCAGGAGGCTCTTCTGGCGGTTCATCGGGCGGTGGAGATTAGTAGATGGCTCAGAAACGCATTGAATACTACGGCAAGTTTACGCCTACAGGGGTAGACACCTCTCAGGCTAAACGCTTGCAGGCTCTCTCTGGCTTGGCTGAACAAGTCGGAGATGTTGCGTTTGGTGTTGCTTCCAACATTGCCGAGCGCAGAGGCTTACAGGCTGGACTTGCGGCTGGACAACAAGCGGCAGAGAAAGGCGAGATCATTGAGACTCAAAAGGGCTTTCTATCTCAAATCTCTATATTCGATCAGGCGTACAACAATGCACTGTCAAAGGCTTATGTGGCTGGCGTTGATAACGATGCACGAGAGAACATTAACCGATTGCTGACTGATAACCCGGATGACATCGAGTCATTTGATGAAGCTGTCACTGCCTATCGCAACGGAGTCACACAGAACATAGCCGAAGAGTTCCGACCACTGATTGACCAGTCAATGGATCAGATGATTTCTAGTGCGCGGTCTCAGGTACACCAATCTCAAACAGCTAAGAACCTCAAGAACGCAGATGACACGCTAATTCGCTCTGCTCAAATAGCAACCGAGTCGGCATTGAAGGCGGCACGATTAGGTGATGATGAGTCAGCATTGATTGGGCGAATGAATGCGTTCTCTAGTATTGATGCGCGTGTTGAGGCTGGCACTATATCTCCGGCGGCAGGTGAAACACTCAAGCAAAACATCATCGTGGCGACTGAGGGCGAGAAGGCTAGAGGCGGATTGCAAGCTATTATCAAGAATCGCGGCGCGTATGCGGCGGCTGAGTTTATCAATGCGGTAGCTGAGACGCCTGTTAGTAACTTCACGCTTGACCAGCAGGAAAATCTTGCGGATGTTCTACGCGCTGACTTGAATGAGTACATTGCACTGACCAACATCCAAGAGAAGCAGGCTGAGGACGCACTGAAGGCCCGTCAAGGCGAGAACTTTACAAGCCTGTACGTTGGCATCATTAACGGCGAAACGGACGTGGCGGACATTACACGTACTGCTATGGCTGGCAATCTCACGCAGTCACAACTGACTACATTAACCAACGTAATGAACACTCGCGGTCAAGGCATTGATGACTTTGAGTTGGTTTATGACATACAGACGCAAATGTATCAGAACCCAGAGATGGCGCGTAATTTGATTGTCACTAATACCGGCACCCGGCTGACCGCATCTAAGGCGCAATCACTGCTAACTACGCTTGACGGCGAGCCTATCCTTAGCACTCCGAAGGCTACGCGGTATCGCAATTATGTTAGTACGAGCGTGGGCATTGTTGACCCGATCACTGGTAAGTTTACTGGCGCAGGTACAAAGGAGCGTGCGGCTGACTTGATGCTGGCGTTTGATGAGAAGGTACTAGCTGGTGAAGATCCGTCTGTTGTCGCGGAGCAGTTGCTGGATATCAACGACATCCCGCCTCAGTTCACGACTGAATCTGACATTGACAAGGCCGTTGAGCGTTTAGAGGCGCAAGTCCAGACTATGGATGCTTCTGACTACAACCAGAAAATATCAGAGCTGGATCAGTACAGGACTCGCATAAGAAATTTCCAGAACATGATGGCTGATATTAAGAGAGGACAATAATGGTTGGCAAAGTAGCTTCCGCAATTGCCGAAGGAATTATTCGCTCCGGCTCTGACGTTGAAAACTTAAAGCGCCTTGGCTATCTAACTGAAGAATCGGCTCAGAATCCTCGTGCTGTTAAGTCTGCTCGAACAAAATATGAGAAGGCATTAAAAACTTCTGAGGCAAAACTTCTTAGAGAAAAATCAAATATCGAAGGTGAAACGGTAGTTAGTCGAGGACAACTAGAAGAGCGACCGACTTTGAGGCCGGAGGATATAGAGGATACGGTTTTAGTTGCACACAAAGGCGATATCACTGCTACCGATGTAACCATAAAAGAACTTGGTGGCATTGAGCTTCCTGAGGAAGTCACGTCGTTTGGCGGTGCCAACTTCCCAAGAATGGCTAGAAACAAAGAGGCAGAAGTATATTGGGCCTCAATGAAAAGCGCCGCAACCCCGTTGCAAAACAAAGCGGAAGTTCTTGAGATTGTTCAAGATATGCCTGTTAGCGCCGTATATATGTCTATGGGTCGTGAAGGTAACTACTTCAACCAAGCATTTGCAGATGCGTTATTGCAAAAAACACAAGCACTTAACCCGCCAAAATCCGCAATGGATCAGTTTGATGCTGAGATACGGAAGTCGCGTCCAGATTGGGTAGGCATCAGAAGCCCGGAAGCACGAAGCCAATTGCTTGGTGTTGGTGGCTTTAAAATGGAAGGGGCGGGAAAGCTAAGAAGTACATTTGTAAGTGAAATACAAAAAGCAAGATACAGAGATCAAGGCTTTGCAACAATTGGAAACCTAGAAAAGGCTTTGACTGATCCTGATCTCGTCGGCGCACAGCTTGGAGAGGCTGGTTATACGGTAGGCCAAATTGGTGGCGACTTTGGTTTGACTCCAATTGATACGCATCCCTCGTATAACACCGGAATAAGAGGTCGATATCTTGGTGGGTTTGAGCGTCAAGTCCCTCCAGACGTGTTATTCCCTGATGCATGGAAAAAGCTTGGAGAGGAGCTAACAAAGCCAACAAAAGGTGGCGCTCCTAAGCCTTTAAATTATGCTCAGATGGTAGATGCGCTATCTAAGCGCAAAGATTTATTTCAAATTGCTGATGCCCGATGGTCGGATTCGGTTTCTAAGTGGCTTGAAGACAACCCCAAAAAGGGAATGAAGGCGGCTATTTACGCAATGGGCTTGCCATTACCTGCCTTAATGTTGCTTGATCCGCAACAAGCACAAGCGGAAGCAATCGATGCTGTTTATTCTTCGGTTGATGGGGAGCTTACTGACGAACAATTGGGAAGCGTATCTCGATATATGCAGATTCAAAACGCTTATGCAACAATGTACGGGCAGACTGCACAGCCTGAGGTCTATGATTCGCAATTAATGTCTGTAGATATGTTGCCTCAAACGTATCAGCCTACGTTCCAAAACGACGATGTTACCGGCAAGGTGCTTGAAGCGCGACAAGGCGCAGACCTATCGCCATACGACCGGGCTATGATGAAGGCTCAAGTCAAGCAAGAGCCAATGACCCCCTTCGAGGCTATACCTGCAAGGGCTGAACGATTTGCTCGCGAAGTAACCATACCTGCGATTAGTGATATTGCTGGTGGATTGATCGAAGCACCACGTCAAGCCGTGGCTGGCTTCCTTGATGCGACTGCTGAAGCGGCTCGTATGATGGAGTCTATTATCCCGCTAGGCACTATTAGCGGAGCAGAACCAGAATACTTAGAGATTGAAGCTGATCCTCGCACCGTAACGGGCGCAGGTGTACGTGCTATCAGCCAGTTTGTCACAGGCTTTATCCCTGCATTGCGTGGTGTCAAGGCTCTTGGTGTCACAGGTATTGCGGCTCCGGCGGCGGCAGGCGCTATCGCTGACGCTACAGTGTTTGATCCGCAGGAAGACAGGCTGTCTAACCTCATTCAAGAAGTTCCTGCATTACAAAACCCCGTGACTGAATACCTTGCGGCTGGTCCAGAAGATACGGACGCTGAGGGACGGCTTAAAAACGCCATAGAAGGGCTTGCGCTAGGTGGTGCAGTAGATAGCGTACTCCAAGGCATTAAGCTCGTGAAGAGCCGCAGGGCGCTTGTAGAGGTAGCTGAGGCAGAAGGTAAGCCAGTCGAGCAGATGATCGAAGAGGCTATGGCTACCATGAAGGGCGGAACGCCAGCCCCTCGTGAGATGCCACCCGGTCAAGAGTACATTCCGTTTGATGAAGCGGCTGAAGCCGTACAGCCTACTATCCGCGTTCCTGAGTTTAAGCCCGGCACTACCGAGGCAGACCCAGAGGCCGCACGTAATATCAATCTAGCTAACCTCAACACGACTGAGGATGTATCAACCCTCATTGATGAGGTGGCTAAGGCTGACGCGCCCAACATTAATGAGGCACGTCGCCAGAAGATTACGAATGATGAGTTGCCCAAGTTAGCCGATGACCTTGGCATGACTGTCGAGGACTTGTTAGCGCGTCGGCAAGGCGAGGCGTTTAACGCAGAACAGATCCTAGCGGCTCGTAAAGTATTAGTGGCTTCTGGTGAAAACCTAGTCAAGTTAGCTGGTGCGGCAAAGAACGGAAGCGAGATGGATCTTGCACTATTCCGTAGAGCTATGGCACAGCATCGAGCTATTCAGTCACAGGTATCAGGCATGACGGCTGAGGCTGGTCGTGCATTACAGTCATTTAGGATTGTAGCGGCAAGCTCAAGAGAGCAAGAGCGGTTGATCAAAGAGGCGCTTCAAACTACAGGTGGCGAAGCTGTATCGCGTGACATGGCGGCTATGCTGTCAGAGCTAGATAGCCCTGAGAAGATCGGGCGCTTTGTTAAGGATGCGAACCGAGCGACTACCAAAGATCAGTTATACGAGATATGGATTAACGGCTTGCTGTCGTCACCTACGACTCACATGGTGAACATACTATCTAACGTCATGGTCGTCGGTCTTACTGTTGGCGAGCGAAAGATTGCAAGTTCTATTGGTGGAAACATACCGCCCGGCGAAACGTCTGCACAGCTTAAAGGCGTCGTTGATGGTGCGCGTGACGGCTTCAGATTGGCATGGAATGTGCTAAAAACTGGAGAGCCTACCGATCCGCTTCAGAAGGTAGAAGCTGAGAAGTTCCGCGCTATAACCTCAGAGAACCTGAATATTGCTGGTCCTGCTGGTCGCTTTGCTGACTTCATGGGTGAGGCGGTTCGTGTCCCCGGTCGTTTGCTAACGGCTGGTGATGAGTTCTTCAAGTCTGTCGGCTACCGCATGGAGTTGTACTCGCAAGCATACCGTCAAGCATTTAACGAAGGTTTACGCGATGAAGCGGCGGCAAAGCGTGTTGTTCAAATTATCGAGAACCCGCCTGAGAACATTAAGCAAGCGGCGGTCGATGCGTCACGCTATCAGACATTCACTAACCAGCTAGGTAAGACGGGCAAAGCTGTTGAACAGGTACGGAATAATATCCCATACGCTCGTGTGGTTATGCCGTTTGTGCGAACGCCTGTAAACATCATGTCCTATACCTTTGAGCGAACACCGCTGGCTCCTCTCTCTGGCGCATTCCGTGAAGAGATTGCGGCTGGTGGCGCGCGTCGTGACCTAGCTATGGGTAAGCTGATTGCTGGCTCGATGGTTATGGCTGTATCTGCTGACCTTGTATTGAGTGGATCGGTAACAGGCGCAGGGCCAACTAATCCCAATATGAGAAACATCATGCGAGCTACTGGCTGGCAACCGTACTCTCTTAAAGTTGGTGACAAGTATTACGCATACAATCGCCTTGATCCTGTAGGCGCATTGCTGGGCCTATCAGCAGATGTCACAGAGATTATCGGCCAAACAAGTGAAGCGGAGGCGTCACAGCTTGCTACTGCGGCGGCACTATCTGTTGCCCAGAATATGGCGAGTAAGACATATATGTCCGGGGTAACTGACTTCTTTGATGCTTTCTTTGGCGCAAGCACAGACCCCGAAGCAAAGAACTACAAGCTAGACCGGTACTTACAGCGCATGGCTAGTTCGATTATTCCAGCTAGTGTGGCGAACATTGAACGCACACTAAACCCTGAGCTAAGTGCGACCTATGGTTATCTTGATCGAATCAAGTCACGCATACCCGGATACTCTGAAGACTTGCCGCCACGTCGTAATATCTTTGGTGAACCCATCGTATTGGAGGGCGGTATTGGTCCAGATATCATGTCGCCCATCTACGAATCTACAGTTAAAGATGATCCTGTTGCAGATGAGATGGTGCGCCAGCAGGTAGCTGTTGGTATGCCGCGCAGACAGATCCAAGGCATCGAGTTGGATGCACAGCAGTATGACCGATATGTGCTTTTGTATAGTGGCATCGAGGCGCAGATGTCTCTCAAAAAGCAACTTAGAGCAATGTTTGACACACGTAGTTATAAAAATGCTACAGATGGGCCTGAAGGTGGCAAGGCTTTAATGATAAAATCGGTATTCACAGCATACAGAGACATGGCGCAACAACAGATGTTGGCTGAGGATGACCAACTAACTAATCAAATCACGCTCGCGCAAGAGCAAAGAGTAGAGCAACTACTGGGACGCTAATATGACCGTAGCAGACAACACAAGCCGTAACCAATACACCGCGACTTCTGGTCAGACAGTATTCGCATATACGTTTGAGATCGTAGACAAAGACCACATTGTTGTCTTAAAAAACGGTACGGCGCTCTCAGAGGGCACAGATTACACTGTGTCGAACGTAGGCAACGACAATGGGGGTAACGTAACCCTTACCGTTGGCGCGACCACAGGCGACATCCTTACCCTTTACAGGGATATGCCCTACTCGCGAACCCAGAACTACACAAACTCTGGTGACTTTCTTGCCTCTGAAGTTAATAGCGACTTCGATGAGTTGTGGTTAGCAGGCGAGCAAACTGATCGTGCATTCTCTCAGTCTATTCGCAAGCCTATTACCGACTCTGACTCTATCTCTATGGAGCTACCCGAGGCGGCGACTCGTGCGAACAAGTTTGTAAAGTTTGATGCTACCGGCGCGGTTGATGTTGCTAGCGCTACTGTAACTGCAACTGCCGATTCGGTAACAATAAGTGATGCTGGAAACTACTACACGTCTGACAACGTAGAAGGCGCACTGCAAGAGGTAGGCGCAGACTTAACAGCCAATACTGCAAAGCTAAATACTATCGAGACTGGCGCTGACGTAACTGATACGGCTAACGTCACTGCGGCCGGCGCATTGATGGACAGCGAGGTTACTAACTTAGATCAAGTCAAAGCGTTCGATGAGACGGACTACGCTACTGCCGCACAAGGCACGACAGCAGATGCGGCATTGCCTAGATCCGGCGGTGCAATGACTGGCCCTATAACGACTAACAGCACCTTTGATGGACGTGACGTAGCTACCGATGGAGCTAAGCTAGACGGTATCGAAGCTGGCGCAGACGTAACAGACACTCTTAACGTCACAACCGCTGGCGCTGTAATGGACAGTGAGCTAACCAATGAAGCCGCTGTAAAAGCGCTTAACCAAGGCGTAGCTACTACTGATAGCCCCACATTTGCCGGTGCAACTTTAGGCGCTGTAACGTACACAAGCACAGACGGTACAGACGGACAGGTATTGATGACCAATGGCGCTGGCGTTGCCGCGTTCGAGGACATGCCTAGCTCTACCTATCTTGACGTTAAAGACTTTGGCGCTACAGGTGACGGCACAACTGACGATACGACTGCTATCCAGAACGCAATTAACTATGCGTCTAATCGTGAAATCCAGACTATCTTCTTCCCAGAAGGTCACTACAAGTACACCACGCTTCGCTTGTACCATGACGCAACAGACAACCCTGATTTCCAAGGATCTAGCGCTTCACATACTGGCGACGGGATAGAGGATGACTTTAGTTATGACTGGTTTATAGAAAAGGATTCTAACTTAATAGTAAAAGTAGACGACGTTACTCAAGAGCTTACCACTGACTACACAGTATCAGGCGTTGGCTCTAACGCTGGTGGTACTGTTACGTTTACTACCGCTCCTGCCAATGGTGCTTCAATTTCATTTACAGTCGCCAATCGTGACGGTCGATTTGTATTCTTAGGCACTGGCCGTTTAGCGATTGCGGATATAGCCAGAGTTGAAGCTACCCCTCAACGTATTTACGGATCTGTTCTTGAGTCAACTTCTGCTGGCGACGGAATCATTGTTGAGCCAGTAGGTGTATTTACAGCCGCTAGTGGTGGTACAGACGCAAGAGCTTTCCGTGGTGAAAACATGACGTTCTTTGCGGATAACGACGGTTACATTATAACGTCGCAGTCTTGCCCAGCAATGTCATTTAGCAACTGTGCATTTAAGCAGTTTAATCCACAAGGTAGTGGTGTAAGGGCCAGAAACAACTGGTTCTTTTCTATGGATGAGTGTTTTATTCATGGCCCAAGTGCTGAAACAACGATTACGGTAGCTTCTGCTAACTCACCACAATCAGATTTTGTTTATGACTTTGAAAGAGTTACACAAAAATCAGAAATTGAAGTATATCTGCGGCCTAGTGGCGGCACAGAAGAACTTGTAGATCCTGCTGACTACAGCATTAATACAGCTACCAAAACTATTACTCTAACTTCGGCGGCTACTACTGGAGACCGCGTAAGGATGCGTATAGCGAGTCATGGTACTGGCGTGTCTGGAGCAACAGGTTTTTTTGCAGGTCTCTGGAATATCAAAGCAGGACTAATTGATTCCTTTAAGTACGGTGTGAGATGGGATGAAGGCCAATTTGTTAATGTCTCTATAAGAGACACGGCAATCCAAAACTGTTCTGAGCACCTTTTTTACGCTGAAGAAGGAACGCTTCAACAAGTATTGCTAGATAATGTTTATACGGAAAACGTAAAAACTCAAGGCGTCTCTACTATAAAAAGCGGAAGGGCGCAGTATTTCACGGCAACAAATAGCCAGACAGTATTTACATACGATTTTACAAACCCGGCAGTAAACTATAACCGCACTGTTAATAGCACTGAAGCGTCGAATAATTTTGTTCACTTCAAAGTTACTAACTATTGGGGTACAAACGAATATGACGTATATAAAAACTGGGCATTAATAAATCCTGCAAATTATGTTGTTACTAATGAAGGTGACGACAGCCAGTCGTTTACAGCAACTTCTGGGCAAACGGTCTTTACATACACTTTTACTAGCCCTCCAGTATCTAGTTATATCGTTATTACCAAGGAAGGAGTAACGCTTGATTCTGATGATTACACCGTTGATTTAAACGCTAAAACAGTAACTTTAAATGCTGGAGCAACTGCTGGCGATACTGTAGTCATATCGACTGTAAAGTATCAAAAAGTCGCATTTAGCAGTGGATTAAACGTCAACGAATACGTAAGAGTGCGAGCGTTTAGAGATAACGAGTTTGTTGTTCGACAGAATGGAGCTATTTTAGCTTCTTCTGCTTACGCCATAGACCTTATTAATAAGACAGTAACGTTAGTCACAGGCGCAACTACAGACGACGTAATTAAAGTGTCTGAAGATAAAGCGCCTATCCGTACCCTTACAATGACTAACTGCTTTAACTATGGTGTAAAGCTCAGTCAGCCTATTATCGACATCAACTCTATTAACACCTTTAATAACGAAGGCGCTTACGTATTTAGACCGAAGCAAACCTATATCAATATTGATAAAGCCACAAACTTTCAAAAATCAATTGGTGAGTTTAAGAACAGCAACATCTTCAATGACGAAGATATAAGCGGGTTAGACCTCCCTCTTTACATACTTACAGGTGTCATACCAAATCCTCATAATGTAGTTTATAGCGGGTATACCACTGGGTTTTACGACGATACTCAGGATATTCAGCTATTTAATACGTCTGAAAACTACCCTATTGCTTACACTGGATACCAAGGCGACACCGGCTTTTCTAAGTTTAGCTTTGGGGATACTAAAGTTATTACTATTCCACCAAGTGGAACAGGATCAGGAGCTTATGAAATTGGCTCTTCTGACTCCCGAACTTATTATGACATAACCCACAGCACCACATTCGGTCAGGCGGTACACCTTAGAGATATAGGCGCTAGCTCTGAAGTCAACGACGGCAGAGTTATCTTTATCAAAAACAATGAGTCAAGCGGTGTTGGGGATTTCAAATACCTCGCTGTTTACAACTTGTCTGAATCGCCCGGAAACAATCCCGCTGTAATTCTTGAGCGCCTTGCGCCCGGACAAACCGGAATCTTTGTTTTTGATGGCAAGAACACTAAAAAGTGGAAGTACATGGGCCGCACGTTTAATCACGATGTTGAGCTTTTTGACAATCAAAAGATTTCAATTGGTCGAGGCTCTCAAGACCAAGAAACTTTTACTCCTGCAACGCCTGAAACACAGTTTACTTATACTTTTGATAGCCCTAATACAGAAGCTGAAATATCGGTTGAAAGAAAACTTAGCGGCGGGTCTTTTGTAAAAACTTTTGATTTTACAGTCAATCTATCAACCAAACTGGTTACTTTAGATACAGCCACCGCTTCTGGTGAAGAAGTAAAAATATCAAAATCCGTTGGGGATCTAGAAATCTACCACGACAGCGCGTCAGGTGAGAGCAGAATTGATACTCTTGCTGGTCTAACGCTTGACGGCCTTACCTACCCAACAGCAGACGGCACTTCCGGGCAGTCGATAATCACAGACGGTTCGGGAAACCTTACGTTTGGCACTGTCGCTGGTACAGGTATTACTGCTGTTGTAGAGGACACTACGCCACAGCTTGGTGGTGATCTTGACCTTAACGGCAATGACATTACTGGTACTGGAAACTTAGATTTTACAGGGACTATTAACACAGTCCTTTCTGTAGATGGCACTACGGAAGACGTGTTTATTACTGGTGCCACTCCCGGCCTTGAGTTTGTCGAGAGTGATAACAGCGGCTCTCGTATGCGTATGGCGTGGGCAACATCTGGTAGTTTTGAGCCTACGTTGTACCAGTCTTTATATGGAGACAGTACAACAACATACGGCGGAATAAACATCCAGACTAGGGCGTCTGACGGTAGTGGCAACCAAGTTGTTTATACTTACGATCCTATTAATGATCGCAACTGGTGGGGTACTAGGGCCGCTGGCGATGTTCGTATGCAACTCCAGTCTAATGGCGATTTTAATGTTCGTGGCGGCGATGTAATCTTTGAAAACTCGGCGGCAACATCTGATGACTTCTTCTGGGACGCAAGCACTTCACGGCTAGGTCTGGGGGCTACGTTGCCTAAAGCTCGTTTGCAGTCTAGTGGCGCAGGTACGGCTAACGCTCCAGCACTAGGCTCTGTTAGCTCCAACGCACCGTTATATCTGACAAACAGCGATACAGCTTACGGACTTGTTGCAGGCACAAACACCTTTGATGGACACGCATGGCTACAAGCACAGCGGACTGACGGTACTGCCACGGCGTATAACCTCACGCTTAATGAAGCAGGTGGCAATGTCGGCATAGGGACTGCGGGGGCCACTTCAAAGTTATTTGTTTACGATAGCACAACGTCAAAAGGGATTACTAGCCAAACTGATGTTGACGCATCCCCAACAACAATTGATCACGAAGAGTTTTTTACCTTTGCGGCAATTACTGCTGACGCCAATCTTACGTTTTCTGGTGGTGACCCTCGTTTAATGACAGGTGCGGTAACGCCAGATAATACCGTAGTTTGGCGTGCGGCTAATGTAGGCTTGGTTTCTACAGACTCTATTAAATTTTATACATTAAGCAGCGCTGAGCGCATGCGCATAACAAGCGATGGCACTGTCGCTATTGGAGACACCACCACAGATAGCGTCGCGAATCGACTGAAAGTCAAAGCCTCTGGCGCTGACGATAGAATAGCAATGAGTACCCACGACTCAACAGGACGAGCGCAAATTGAAGCTCAAGTACAAAACTACTGGAGCGGTGCAACCTACACAGGCACAGCCATCGGTCAATACGGCTCAACAGCCACAGGGACTACGGCGGGGCTTTCTAACGCTAATCTTGGAACGTTAAGCTTTCAGAACACTTCAGCCGCTTTAATTTACACCAACGGCAATACACCCATTCATTTTGCTACGGCCACTACTAACCGAATGACGCTAGATGCGTCTGGCAACTTGCTTGTGGGCGGCAACTTGACTCCAGCATCTTCGCAAGGAAATTTAGCGTTATTTAACGGCGTGGTTCCAACTGGAAGCGTTACAGATGGTATTGTTCTTTATGCAGAGGACGTTTCGTCTAGTTCCGAATTGAAAGTTAGGGATGAAGCGGGAAACATTACCACATTATCCCCTCACAACTTTGATCTAATACCGGAAGGACCATCCGAAGATATGGCTTGGGCGTATTTTTCTGAAAAAGATGGGAAGCGAATTAACGTAGATATGTTAAAAGCCATTCGTCTTTTAGAACGCATTAGCGGCGAAAAACTTGTATTTGAAAATTAAGGAGAATGACTAATGGCTACATGGACTATATCTACAATGGAACACAACACGGCTGACGGCGGCGTCATCGTTGCTCACTGGCGTGTCAGTGACTCAGAGACTGTCGGTGAAGACACCTTCTCTGCTTCTGCTTACGGCACTGCTTCGTTTACCTATGACGCATCTAGTCCTGATTTTATTCCTTACGATCAACTGACTGAGCAAGTTGTACTTCAATGGGTATGGGATAGCATGGGCGTTGATGAGGTTGTTCGCATTCAGGAGTCTCTGCATAGCAACATCGAAGAGCAGAAGAAGCCAACTACTGAAGACGGAGTTCCTTGGTGAATCTTGATTCTTTCAATATTCGATACGAGTACAAGTATGACGCCAAAAGCCGAGATCGTTGGCGCGTACTAAAGCCCGATGCGGATGGTATGTTTCGTGGAGACTGCGAAGACTATTCTTTATCTGTCTTGTACTACGTTGTGAGTCGCGAGTCATGGCTAAAGTTTTGGTTTTATCTGATTACATTCCAAGCGCATCTATGTGGTTGCTACACAAAGAACGGCGGAGGCCATGCTGTTCTACGCTTTCACAATGACTATATAGACAACTGGACAAAGCAATGGGTAGACAGGGATCACATGAAGGGCTTGGGCCATAACTTCTGGCCCTTGTACAAAACAACTATTGCAACAACCGTAGCATTCAAAATGCTATGGGCTAAGATAGATCCGTAATGTCTGAATCTCTTTTAGATCGTATTGGTGTCTCAGGCTATAATAAGCCCAAGAGGACACCTAATCACCCTACCAAGTCGCACGTTGTTGTGGCTAAGGAAGGCGATCAGGTCGAGACGATACGCTTTGGACAGCAAGGCAAGACAGGCTCCCCGCCTAGAGAGGGCGAGTCTGAGAAGGCAAGGATGCGTAGGAAGTCATTTAAGGCGCGTCATGCGCGTAACATAGCCAAGGGCAAGATGTCTGCGGCTTATTGGGCAAACAAGGAAAAGTGGGCATGAAGAAGCCAAAGAAAGGTTTGTACTACAACATCATGAAGAAGCGTGAGCGTATCGCTGGAGGCTCTGGCGAGCGTATGCGTAAGCCCGGTACTGCTGGTGCGCCTACAGCCCAAGCATTTAAAGATGCGGCCAAGACTGCTAAGAAGAGATAAGTCATGGACGATCAAGCGGTACGTCTTAATCGGATTGAGAACAAGCTCGATAAGCTGGCCGAAGCGATGACCATGATCGCTCGCGTTGATGAAAAGCTAACGGCTGGCAGTGCGAGGATTGATCGACTTGAATACCGTCTTGATGAATACGAGACAGACCTTGATAACGTCAAGGGAATCGTTGGCTATAACACGCAGTCAGTAAAGATTGCAGAGCGTTTCGTATGGATTCTGATCTCTGCGGTTATCGGCCTAGCCTCATACTACGTCCGAACTTAATATGCTTGATCTGCTTGTCGGTCCTATTGCAAAGCTGTTAGATAAGGTTATCCCGGATGCGGATGAGCGTAGCCGTCTAGCACATGAGATAGCCACACTAGCGGAGCGACAGGCACATGAAATCGCCAAGGCTCAAATCGCTGTCAACAAAGAAGAGGCAGGTCATGCGTCAATGTTTGTCTCTGGCTGGCGTCCTGCTGTCGGCTGGGTATGTTGCTTTGGCCTCGCTTCTAACTTTCTTGTGGTTCCTTTTGCAAATTTTGGTCTTAGTGTATCTGGCTCTCCCCTACTTATTCCTTCGCTGGATCTTAGTGAGATGATGCCTGTACTACTTGGTATGCTGGGCCTTGGTGGTTTAAGAACCTACGAGAAGACACAGAAGGTGGCGCGTAAGTGACATACAAATTCTTCGACATACGCGAGTTTGACTGTACGCACACCGGGTTAAACCGCATGGATTCTGCATTCATCGAAAGGCTAGACCTATTACGTGAGAAAGTAGGCTTCCCCCTCCGCATTACCTCTGGTTATAGAGATGCGTCCCATCCATACGAGGCTAGAAAGCCAGTCCCCGGTACTCACAACCAAGGCATAGCCGCAGACATAGCTGTGTCTAATGGCGTCGAGCGCATGAACATCGTACACGAAGCGCTCAAGATGGGATTCTCTATCGGTGTGTCTCGCACATTTATCCACGTTGACGCCCGAACAACCACGCCAGTGCTGTGGACATACACTAACTAACAAAAACTGTTTGCATTCTCCCTAAAACAAACGCATAATGTTTGTGTTCCATGTGGAACTAACCAAGGGAGATGACAAATGGCACGTTTCGATTTCTACGAAATCATGATTAACCACCCTTCATGGGAGGAGAATTACCACGACATTACCGATCCTGATATCCGTCGGGACATCATGTGTGATGTTGAAGAGGTCTCATCCGAGATCGCACCTACCGCAATGCAACAGACTGGCAGTGAGATTGAATGGGTAGACCTTATCTTTAATGATGATGTTGATCCGTCTGTTGTAGTCCAGAAAACCCGCGAGCTTCTATGGAACTATTCCGAGTCGATAATCATTGACCTGATCGAGACTGAGGCCGCGCGCCACGCGGAGGCTTACGATGATTGATCTGTCTAAGTCCGACGACGACTTCTTGGAAGAGCGTTTCAAAGACTGGCTGAGGATTGCTAGTCGTGACTTCCGTCATGGGTTCGAGGATGGCTTGGCTTGCAACTGCCAGCGATACCCCGCTACCGATATGTACCTATCAGGCTATGCCGACGGCTATGCCTTAACCCAGATGCGCGATGCCGCATCTTACGCAGGAGAGACGCTATGAATGGCGTAGTAAAAATCCACGGCAAAGAATATAAAACCGTGGCACTAAGGGTCACAGAGTTTAGAGCCGCCCATCCCGACTACACAATATCGACTGAGCTTGTAGAAGCTAACGATGTGCTGGTCATCATGAAGGCAAGTATCTTGAATGACGAGGGCCGTCTACTGGCTACTGGTTACTCAGAAGAGGTACGGGCTTCTAGTAAGATCAATGCTACTTCAGCCTTAGAGAATGCAGAGACTTCCGCTATCGGTCGCTGTCTGTCAGCTATAGGCTTTGGCGGCACTGAGTATGCGTCAGCCGATGAGGTTGCCAACGCTATTCAACAACAGCAAGACACCGGGCCGATCATGGCTCACAACGAAGCATTACAGCGCAACTATGCGTCTGTGTACTTCATCAAAGAACACCTCGCATTACGGGCATGGGAGGCCGTAGCAGAGGCATGGGGCGAGATTACTAACGACGACAAGAAGGCATTGTGGGTTGCACCTAGCAAGGGCGGCATCTTCACGACTGCTGAGCGTAGTGATCTTAAATCTGATGAATTTAACGAAGCCAGAAAGCTAATCTTGGGAGAGACAACATGAGTAGCAACATAGTTTTTGTGGATGGAATGATCTGCAAGAGAAACGCAAAGGCACCCGACTACGCTATTTGCAAACTATCCATCAAGAAGTCAGAGATGGTGCCATTCCTAAACGCTCAGTCAGGTGACTGGGTAAACATTGAAATCCTTAAAGCAAAAGCGAGCGATAAGTTATATGCCAAACTCGATACATGGGAACCAGACCCGGCAAAAGTTCATGCAGATGGCGTTCAGCAAGTCAGAAGCGCCATTGAATCCACAGCCGCCACAGACCAGTTCAGTGACGACATTCCATTTTGACATTGGCCTGTCTTTGCGGACAGCACAAAAGAAGTTCCGCGTCAGTAATAAACAACTGGCGCAGGACTTCGGAGTCACTGATATAACTATCGGCAGATGGCGTAAGAGCAAGGATGCAAGCCTTGGCCGCATAGTTGATTTCGCGGAGCGTTTCGATATGGACTTTGATACGTTCCTTGATCTGCCATACAAGGAGGAAGAATGAGCCATTCAACGCAGATTCTTAACCATTTAACCAAAAGCCCGATCACGGCTATGGAGGCCCTAAACAACTATGGGTGTTTTAGGCTGGCCGCACGTATCAATGACCTTCGCATGAGTGGTCACAAGATACATACGGAGATAGCCAAAAAGGACGGCAAGCGTTACGCAAAGTATCACTTGCTTAAAAAAGCGAAGTAAAGGGAGAAGTAAAATGAGAGTTTTTATTGCAGTGTTAATTAGTGTGTTATCAGTCCAAGCAGTAGCGGACACCAAAGCGTACAAAGGCTTGAAGAACGGCGGCGAGATAGTCCTAACAGATGACTCGTGCATGATTGCTGGCGGTATGCAACGAGCCTATTGGTACGACGCTGAGGGTAATACTGAATCCGGTTGCTGGAAAAAAGACGGCAGGACTATCTACTTCAAGTGGAACAATGGCGGCGAAAGTCGTTATCCATCGAAGAAGTTTAAGATCGCTAACCAATGGTAAAAAAAAGCCCCCAGTTACGGGGGCTAAACTTTTCTTGTCCAAGGGAGCGGACGGTGGTATCTTCAAAGGGTCAAGTAAGAAGATGAATGGATTATACACTACAAAACCATTCCGTGTGTCCCCTCATCTACTTTTTTGTCAGAGATTACTGGGCGTTCGGCCGAGGAA